CTTCATCTGTTAGTCCTTCTTTTTCACCTACAATTAATTTTTCTAATTCATCAGCATCAAATCCTGTTAGTTCTAAATCGTAATTAATATCTAGTAGGTCAGTAAATTCTTGCTGAAGTAAACCTATGTCCCAGTCAGAATATTCATTCGTTTTATTATCAGCTATTCTATATGCCTTTGCTTTTTCTGGTGGTAGGTCAGCAATAATGACAGGTACAGTTTCTAATCCTAAAGATTTACTTGCTTGGTATCTTCCGTGACCAACAATAATAACCCCTGCTCTATCTACAACAATCGGTTGTTGAAAACCAAATTCTTTAATAGATTGTGCAACCTTTTGAATGTCATACTTTTGACGTGGGTTCTTCTCGTAAGGTTTAATATCCGATAAAGGTCTTTGATAGATTTGCATTAATGGACTGTAGGTGCTGTTGTTAATTGCATTCCTAACATTTTCATCGCTAAGTCTAAACTTACTTCTGCTTCTTCTTTAGAAGTGTAGATACCAAAATTAACATATGCAGTAAATGTACCATCTTCATTCTCTACAATTATATAACTTTGTGGTTGGGACATAGCTGATTTCTCATAATAACAATTTAAAGATAGATGTTCATACCTATATTGCAAGAATGAATGTTTACCATATTACTAATAAATCTATCCAGTTTTTTCTTAATCTGTTCAAGTTTGATAATGCTCCTCAAGGCATTGACAGGTTTGTAGAAGTAGAATTTAAAGAACAAGATAGAGAGTGGGCAAAATTGCATTTTATGTCCCATTCTCAATAAACTTATCTAGTTTGCGGATATAATCTTCTGACCACCTCATCGTCTTTAATCCTCTTTTTCTCATATCCACATCTGTTTTAAATTGCCATTCAGTAAAATCTTCTTTAGTGGGTATCTTTTCTGGTTCTATTTCTAAATAAATTTTCTTACTTAAAAATCTTTCCAGTGCCTTGTAATAATCACCTTTTTGATTTCTATAGGTGACAAATTTGACCCCTAAAGACTTCCTTTGACTTTCATCTAGTTTTTTCCATTGTTGGAAACTATCCCACTTATTAGACCTAGTATCATTCTCATCAAGAACATACTTTCGCCAGAAAGTATCAAATTCGTCAGTATATATATTTTTAGTTTTTAGTTTGTGGTTAGTAGTTAGTAGTTTGTAGTTAGTAGTTGGCATATCCGATGCATATGCTTGGGTTATGCTCAAAGGGTCAGATTTGACCCCCCATCTTGCTTCAGCACCCTTTTTTGCTTTATTATGGCGTTCTTTTGCCTGTTCTATTTCTTCAGAACATCTTTTGTTCTTTATTAGGTTATTCTCAATAAAGATTTTACGTTTATTAATTAGTTCCTGTTTGATTTTGTCCTTATCCTCTAAAAAACCTCTGCAGGATTGTTCCCAAGTTACATCATCATCAAATAAGTTATCGTCATTAGTGTAAATTAGGTCTTGTAGTCGTCTGTAGCATAGTTCTGCTTTGTAAGATAAAACCATACACCCAGATAATTGGTCATCTGGACAATAGTTTATAAATACCATTTTATTTGCCATTTTTATTTCCTCCGTTATAGCATCTTATACATTTATAGATTTCTGCGTGTTGGTAAAGTTTTATAGACATAAATTTAGTATATTTACGCCTACAACTTTCGCATTTAACTATTTTAAATTCTCTGGGAGCAACAAAACCTCTGTTGCTGACCATATCATATTCCCCAAATGTCTTTTCTAGCATCTCTTAAATGAGGACTACGCCAAAAGAAATCATCAACATTGGGTTGATATAGATATGCAAAGTCTTTGGGTTCGTTGCATAGTTCTAGTACTTTATTCATAGATTTTAGACCATTACTAATCTCTATCTCGTATTCTTCAACAAAGTCTATGGGTTCAAGATGAGATTTGGCAGGAGTCACAATAAATAAATAGCATTCAACTTCCATATTGTATGCTTCTTGTAATGCCTTGCGATAAAACCACTGTTGCAGTTTATCATAGTGATTAATTGACATTCTGCCTTTGGTCTTTAGGTCATACATATAAAGTTTGTTATCTTTTTTATAAACAAAGTCTGAGAAACCCCTAAAAGGTACACCCATTACTTCCGTAAATAATTCTTCTTGATAAGAATGTTGTTCTTTGTCAGCTACAATTTCTTTAAATGCTTTTGACTGTTCAAACATCTTAGGAATTAAATCTACATACTTCTCTACATCATCTCTAATAGGAAAATCTAAAGTTTCTGTTTTAAATTTAGTTAAGTATTCATCTACATTGACTTCTTTACCTTCAAGATAATCTTGTAGCATTGGTTCAACTGTATTACCTGCTAAAGCAGGTGGTGATGAAGTGCCTAATCTTTTGTAAATTTTCTCTACAATAAATTGACCTGTGTATGTAGTAAATCCTCGTAATTTACTCGGTGACATTGGGAGTAAATCCCACTTCTCAAAGTTTTTAATATTCACTGATTGTACCTCCTAGTTTATTTGATTGAAATCTATACCATAGTCTATCAATACGCCATAGATGTTCTGCTTCTAAAAATAAAGTTTTATTAGTTTGATTAACTTTATGATGTTTTAAAAAATTTTCTTTATTAGTAAAACCTAAACAATTAACAACACTTTCATCAAAGTCATTAAATTGCATCACAACAGCTACATCAGATTTAAAAGCATTTTCTCTTTTAAACCATAGTTTGTCATCATAAGTTCCTTTAACATCTACTGAAATATCGTGTAAATAAAAATCAGTTCCGTCATCAATTCCTCTGTCAAGAATAATTGATTTGTTAAATAATTTAGCAAAAGTAACTTCTGCTTTAACACCCATTACATCAATCTTAAAGTCATCATAATTTGATTTCTTTTCGTCTGCTTTTCTCGTAAGTGATGTTAATTGTCCTCTTAATCTTGCCTGTTGTCTTACAACAGCAAGTTCTTCTTTATTTAGTTTTATTAGCATTTATTTCCTTCCATTCTTGATATAGTTCGTCAGCATAGACTTTTGGGTCAATGCCTATTTCTTCCCAGTATAATCTTTCACCTCTTTTATGGAATATAGAATGACAAGTAAAACATAATGGAACGCCTACACTGTCATCTCTAATCATCGCACCTACTCGGTACTTACCTTGCAAGTGATGAAATTGTATCTGGTGATAATTTAATCTGCCTTCTAAGTTACAGATATAGCAGGGGTGCGTACACACCCACTGCATATATTTCTTATCCTTAATTATTTTAGAATGGGATATCTTCACTTTTCTCAGTTTTGATTTCGCCTTCATTAATTAAGAATGTATTAGGTTCAATTTTAATTGAAACCATATCTGTAGGTTTGCCACTATTGGTTTGGTCTTTCTTCCATAGTGCTACTTCATACGGAACACCTGCTGTGAAAGTCACATCGTTTTCAAATACGACTTTTACATTTCTGTAGAGTGGTTGATTGTCCGTTTCTGTTTTCTTATCGTTCTTAAATAAGTTTAACCAAGTTGCCATTTATAAACCTCCTTTGGTTTGTGTTGTTGGTTGTTTGTATTGGGGATTAGAAAATTCACTATCCTCATCTTCGCCTACTGCTGTCATAAATAATTTCATCAGCATATATTTGTAAGCATAGGATATTGCTTTACCTACTCCCTTGTCTGAATTATCAACACCATAGCCAAAGTAATCACCTAAAGTAATTTTGTCTGATGGATTTTCTACATTGATAATATCTGCGTTCATTCTAACTGTAGTAAGATTACCTTCTTTAGAATGCTCCAGAACTTTAGGTATAATTAATACCTTGTGTTCTTTAAGTTGTTTGCGAACCTTATCATTAACTTCATTCCAAGAAGTTATTTTGTAAGGTACGCCATTCGTTTTACCCTGTACTAGATTTTCTATGTTGTGAGTAATAGCGAATAGTTTTTCAATTAAGTTCATATTTACCTCCTGTCTTAATTGTCTGATAATACACTATGACCTCTATTAGTCATACAAGTATTTACCAATCGTTTATAATCATATTCTACTTTGTCTGGCAACCATAACAAAGAGGGTCGCACATACCAATTATAGAATACCTTTCCTGCTTCCATAACCTCTGAAGTATTTTCATCAGCTATGCTTCTGCAAGTTTCCAAATCGTCTGAATAACGATAAGACACTTCTTTACCCTTATTTCCCCTGCTGTCCACTATGGGTGTGTATGTGCAGGAATTTAGGAAAAGAATAAGTAGTATAATTATTCTTGCCATTAGTTTTTATTACCTCCTTTTGAACAAGTGGAACTTGCAACCACCCATCTCTTTTAATCAACAAATTAATGATGTGTTGAAATGGTTTCAGTTCTTGTTTCATTTTTTATTTCCTCCGCTTCGTATAATTTACCCAATGCTGTACACAAGGGACATTGTTCTACTATTCCTTCAACATAAACATAATCGTTTCCAGAACAAACAGAACATACTTCTTTTTCGTCTTTCATTATTTCCCTCCTTTAATGTGGTTAATTGCAAACGTATAAAAATCTTTCATTGTCATAGATATTCCTATGTCTTTTAAAAATTCATACGTCTTGGCAACATCGCCTTTACGAACTTGAATAGTGGTTAGCAGTTCTTCTTGTTTCTGCTTACCGCCAAACTGAAGTATCTTTGATTTGATGTTAGACATTATTTACCTCCTTTCTGTATTTAGTTAATTCGTTGTGAAATTTATTTGGAACTAATGGAGTAGAAGCACCCAAGTCAGCTAAATCTAAATCAAATCTATCTTGTAATTTTCCATTAACTACTGATGCTTCTTTTCTTTCATCTTTGTCCCAATTCCACCTAACTAATCTCAAATTAAATTTACCAAAAGATTTTCTAGTTTCCCAATTTACTTCTGAAAGTTCATCATAATAAAAAACTTCATTAGCAGGTTCTGGATAAACTATTTGCCATTCGTATTGATAATTATTCATCTGTAAATACCTCCTTAATAAAATATAAAATAAAACCAATCATTCCTATATGAACGAATGTAGTCATAGCTAAGTTAAACATTATTGTACCTCCATTTGAATATACTCTTTTGCAGTTCTAAAATTTGGAACGATAGCGATAGATTCTTCACCTAGATTTAAAGTTCCAATTACCCAATGTCTTTCTTGGTAATCAAACCAAACTTCAAATGTTTTCTTGCCATTAACAAAAGCATAGTAATTACCTGCTTCTTTTTTTTTGTATTTAATCATTTGAACCTCCTGTTTGTTCATAATTAATATTCTTAAATTATTTTTATAATTTCTGCAACAACTATTTTATATTTTTATTATAATTATTTATGGCATTGTTTTTCGGTAATTTTCCACTAATATCTGAATTACTCTATCTTTCTAGTTTTTTGGTAGAGTATTCCTCCTGTACTTTGGGTGTTTGTTTCGGCAGACACCCTTTTT